ATAGAAACGGCTCAGACGTTCCAAATTGCAGAGTTCGCGCAGAATTTGACACGCTGGACGGCCTGCACGTTATTGCGGATTTTGGAAGCTACCAGAGGCGCGACGCAAATAAAAAAAGATGTCCAGTGGTACAGTCTAACGCGTTACATGTCGACGGAACATATTACGACGCTGAGGGTTGCGGACGTTCTTACGAATATAGGCTTGCACAAAGTGACTTTGGCTTTACCCGCTTCGATTTCACAAATTCCGGAATCTTGGCTTTTGTGAATGAGGTAACCGGAGAAAACTATACGGAAACCGAGTTTATAAAAAGGGTTTAGCTTTCAGGCGTAACGGTTCCCGCCGGGTTCGATTCCCGGCAACGCCTTTAATAACCCGGCTCCCATGGGTAAAGGGAAGAAGAGAAATATATGTGGAATGTATACGAAGTAAAAAGTGATCAGAAATGGTTTTTTAAGTGTCTTGGCAACGATAAATTTACCGCTGAAGTACTTTTTGATCATTTGCAAGCTGACTGGTCAAACGGTCATCATTTAACAACATTGATTTTGATT